ACTTAATTTTCGACTGTTCCAATACCATGCAGCAGAAAGTAAAGGGTATTTACTTGCTACTAAATCGGGGTTTGCAACGGTGTCTACACCTGCAGCCTTACCAAAGGCTGTGTAGTTAGTTTTTCCTGTTAATTGGATAAAACCACGACCGCGAAACTTAAATCCTTCACCAGAAGCCTCGTCTCCATTACCCATTCTTGAAGCATAAACGCGATTAGCAATTTTTTCAGGCTTGCGTTGATACTGTTCAGCTAAGGTAGCGGTAGGAAAATACTTTTTAAATATACCCTGTAATCCTTTAGCACTGTAGTTTAGATTTTCATTTACAACTCTAAAACCGCCTGATTCATGTCCGCATTGTGCAAGAAAATGTGCAAGACGTAAGGGAGTGTTAATTTGAAATTTCTCCATTACCTCTGGAATTTGTGCAATTACAGAATCAGGTACGTGTCCTTTAAGTTTTTGTAAATCCATACTTTTGATTTATTTCGGTTAGCCTTTCTTTCTAGCTTTAACTCCCTTCCACATAGCTGCTGCTGCAACTTTCTGTCCAGCTTCTTTTGAACCATACTTCTCTTCTGCAGCCTTAGCTATTTTCTCAAAACCAGGTCCTTTTTTACCGATATCTTTACCTGCATGTGCTTTTTTAGCTACATCAGATTTTTGTGCTTTTGTAAGACCAGCGGATGGCTTTTTCTTTTCGTTTAAGCCTTTTTCTAAGTGTTTTTTAATTTGGCTGTAAGCCGCTTGTTTGAATTTTTCAACTTCCTCGTGATTGCTCATTTGCTCTAACTTAGCAAGACCATCTTGAACATTCATAGGAGGGTGTGACATTCCGTATTCTGCCCACGTATCAAAATCTCCATCGTAATTATCTAAGCAATCTTCCAGCATATCATTCATTACTGGTATGGCTACTTTTTTAAATTCAGGGTCTCTGAAACCCATACCTTTCTTAGCTTCCTCAATTCCATATCCAGGACCTGGTTCTTCGTCTCTACTAGATTCGCCGCCCAAGTATTCAGCTACTGAATGCATATAATCGGCTGCAAGACTAATATAAGCTGATACCCATCCTGGTAAATTATCGCTTTCACCGACCATTTGATCGATCTTAGAAGCATTAGAGATCATATCTCTTAATTCGTTCTTAGCCATACCGGCTTCGTGGTCATGTCCGTGATTCCAATCACGTCCACATTCATGACATTCCGGAAGTAGATGTTTTAATTTTATCATTTTAAGGCTTTTGTTATTTTATCGTTTATTTGCTTTTCAACTTTCCGTGGAAGAACAGTTATTTCATCAGAAAAATCTTTAAGATTAAACTGTATGAATTTACCGTTTTCTACTTTTCCTATTAAAGCAGTGCTGAAATGTCCTCCTGTTAACTTATAGACTATTTCGAAAAATACTCCACTCTGTCCAGGATACTCATATAAATAGATACCAGCATCGTTAACTATTAGATTAAAAGCTCCTAATTCATTCTTGTCAATCTGAGCAAAATATAAAGAATCGCTTAGTTTCTTAAACTTATAGTTACCCTTAACTGCACGATTAAATACTTCTATGTCTTTAGGATTGATCATTAGCAATGATAGTTTAAATATCGCTGTAACGCTTTTGCATAATGCGTTCCTTTGTCTTTTAACTTGGATTTAGCCGATCTCACTCTAGAACATGATAGTTTTCCGAGTCTTTTTTTGAGAATTCCAGGTTTGACTGGATCATGAACTCCTTCTTCTAATTCACCTGCTACTCGAGTTGTTAGGCCATCTCTTTTTAGTTTAACTGCCATCTCCATAGCATCTTTTGCTATCATATCGTATGAAGGATCTCCTTCTACTTCAGCATAATACGTACCGTCGGCTAATTTATATACATTAGCAGTTCCGTCAGGACCAGTAAATATTGCTACGTGCTGTTTAGAATCAAACGTACTTTCTTTTAGTATGTCAATTAACTTAATCATTTTGTTTTTCCCCAAGTTTTACCTTTACCTGATCTACTACATTGAGATGGTGTTGGTCGGCAGGATGGATACTTAGCTCTCTCTTCGCCTTTTTGACGACCGCATGCTTTACATTTTTTTCTACCTGTTTTCGGGTCTTTACGACATGTATTACAATCGACCCAACCCTTTGATCCTCCTTCTCCGCCTTGTCTAGAGAACCATTTGTGAAGAGATTCTTTTTCTTGTATAAGATCTTCTTCTTTTAAACCTTTCCAAATTTCTCCTCTACGACATCTAACGATAGCACCTGATCTGTAAGCAGAAGGCTTATCGTACTTACGGCGAGCAATACGTAGACACCTATCGTCTTTCTCTTCAATTATTTCATTTAATATGTCTACGAGCTTAATCATTTACCAAGCTTTACAGGACCAGTATCTTGCTTTCCAACGAGGTCCCGGGGTGTCACATTTATGTCTAGCTCTAAAACTTCTCCTGCGTGCAGGATTGGATTTCTTTATTCGCATGTTAGGATCACCGAAGTTAACCTTTACGACATTTCCTTTAGCATTCTTAACGTATACAGACCTCTTTTTAGGACCGCCGGGTGTTAAGAATGGTTTACCAAGAGTTACTTTTCGTCCCTTATACTCAGCTTCCTCTATCTTATGTTCGTATTCTAGAAGATATTCACCAAGACAGGATGCACAGTAGTCTTCTGTTTCGTAGCTTTCTTCATGATCGGCTCTTACTTGGTGAAACTCATCCGGACCGTCATCGGCCATGGTATGCATTTCATTAGTTCTCCTACTACAGTGACTTTTTCCTGTTAAAAAAGGTTTGGGACATGAAGTCCCTTTTACGTGAACGTGTCCACATTTACCACAGCAAGTACCTTTCTTTTCGTCAAGCATTAGTGTAAAAATTTAAGCTTATACTTAGTAGATTCAACTAAGTCGACTACTTCGTCAACCTGGTTTTGAATATAAGAATCTTGTGGAATTTGAGTTCTAATAGTTTCTACAAACTTAGCAAGTCCTTCAAAATAGGTTACAACGTTCTCGTCTTCTTTAATTACGCCTGCCATCTTATAGCCGCGGAGAATACCATAACGTCCTTGGTAAGATTCGACTAGTCCGTCGATAAGATCAATAATACCTTCGTAATATCCTTGTAAAGCAACGTGCTGTGCATAGGAGTTGGTCTGAAGATGATAGATGTGAGCTTGGTTACGACTCTGCATCAAGGTTCCAATAAAAGTACCGTACTGTTCCATTATTTTTCGTCTTTTTTAGGTAATTCTTTCTTTGCAGACTTAACTGCTTTATGTTTACCGTGTAACCCTTTAATCATATTCATCTTCTTTTCTGCAAGTTGGTGATGACCTTCAGCAAGTTCTGGATGGCTAGTAGCTTCTTTCATGTGAGAATTAATCTCTTTTTGAAGTCTAGCGATATGCTTTTCGATTTCACTCATCACATGATCTTTTTTCTTTTCAACTTCTGAAAGGTGTTTATACAATTCAGTACAAGCTGCTTCCGCTACTAGATCTGCTTCATCTTTATCCATATATACGCCATGAACATCTTGCGGCTCGTACTGTCCCATACCAAAAGCATGTGTTTGGTGTACTACGTCCTTTGGAGTAGACTCAGGAGATGGCTTTAGAACTACGAAAATCTTGCCGATCTTATCTTCACATCCAGGATGTTCCCAATGATCTTGCATTACAGAATCTTCACTAACATGTTGAGGTAGGTTCTTAATATCAGGAGTATGTTTTGCCCACTTTTTTGCAACCTTGGGATGTTTGACGAACATAAATTCTTGTTGAGCTCTACTAGCAAATGGCATTTTCTTCTGGTTTTTTTCCATTATAAATATCGCGTTTCTTTAGTTCAGCAATCTCCTCTTTTACCTGCTTGTATATTGCTTTTTTATCTCCGCCCCCCCATTTCTCTACTTCACCAGCTTCAGATACAAAGGTTTCTGACTCTTCAACCCAATCCTCTAATGCTCTCTCTAGATCGTCTAGTTCGGCATTCTTGTTTCGGTTCATAATATTATCACAGTATTCATTCCACTTTCCTAAACGTTTCATTTCACTTTCCATCTTAACTACACAGTCAAAACACTTTTGATGTATTGCCCACATTTTCTTGTTGTACTCGTTAACTTTCATTACTTGTCTACATTCCGGACAAGAAAAAGGTATTACAACAAGCTTCTTAATTTCATCAAGCTTAGTTATGGACTGTTTTATTCCGTTTTTAATTGTCCATTTTTTTCCATTCTCTTCCCAAACATCCCCTTCTTTATAGACTTGACTGTTTTTCTCGTATCCGGTCTGTATTTGAGTTCTATCGTTAGTATTACCGGTGATAATATTTCGCATCCTCTGTACATCGCGAGGATTAAACTCTTTTTTTAATGTATTTTCCATAACGGTTTATTTTTTCATAAGATGGAACGTATTCGCCATCGTAAATAACTTATAGTCTGAAGGTAAGTTTTTTTCTAAGTAGATTTTGTATACTCTAAATCTTCTTTCATCTCCCTCTCCTTTAGTTTTAATAGGGCGAAAAACTACTTCTTCGGGTTTATATTTCTCAATAAACTTGTTTGTAATATCTCCTACGGTTGAAAGTACTCTCATAGCTACATTCTCTCCAGTATCCTGTCCCATATCTCCTGCAGTATTAAAAAAGAGTTCGTATCGATCTTCATCATGCAAGGTAAATGCCACACTATAAGTATGTTCCGGAGTATTAAAAGAATAAAATATGTTCCCGTCATCATCTACAAAGTCGTACTTCCATGGATAGGGATTTTCAAGTCTTCCTACTTCTCTTAAAGGTACTTGTTTTAGATTTTCAAGATCATATACGTTGGGATTGAGTCTTCCATACTCTCTCATTATAATACCTGCCATTGCATTAGCATCATTCTCAATTTCTGTACCAGTTTCACCTGCTAAATCATAAATTAAGTCTAACTCTTGCTGGCGATGATGAGTTAATTCGTGTGCAAGACTTCTACAAACGTCGGCTAGGTTTCTTCCTGGATAAAATACCTTAATTGACATTAATCCGGGACTATACTCACCAAAAGATCTACGGTCTTCAACGAAGGACTTATCGTTTACCATTGAAATTTTAGGTAAAGACTGTATGTTTAACTCCTTTTTACAGAAGCGAATAAAGTGTTTTAGTAAGTCTAATTTATTTTGGTCCATTACTTTTCGATTTTTGGTGCAAGCATTTTAAAAATTTTCGGTGCAGCACCTTTATTGAATGCAGCTTGAGGTACTGCTTCTGCAAAACCTTCGTAATCGCCAGTAGCTAGTAAATTTCTAACGTGCGGGGCTGTTATTTCTCCTGCTTTTTCATGAACCTTTATAAGTTTTACTCTATCTCCAAATTCTTTCTGCAAAGAAGAAACATACTCTACATCGTCAATCTCATCATCTCCTGCAGAAACATATACCGGACTTACCGTCGGATTTTTCTCAAGGTATTCGTAGATATCAACTACTGGTGATTCTTTTTTAGAGATTTGTACTTTGATTTTAGGGTTTGGTTCTGCTGCAAGATACATATTCCAAATAGCAAGAGAATCTTCTGGAGTAATTCCGTCAACAACTTTATTACTTATAATAATATATACCATTTTCACATAGTCTCTACTAGCTAAGTCTTTAGCAGCTTGGTAGTGTCCTTTGTGTGGTGGCTTAAACCTTCCTGGATAGAAACAAGGTCCAGATTCATTTAAAATAGCTTCTGCGATCCTTTTTCCTAATAATTCAGCATTAATCATACTGATTATAAATATCTAGCAGGAAGAGTTGTTTGAACGAGCAGCTTCTATCTCTATTTTCAACCCAGCCATGTACTCTACTGCAGAATCTACCCTCTCCTTAATACTCTCTGCTTCTTCATGATTTAATTCTAACCTGAATACAAACATCTGGTACCCTTCTTTTACGCGAGGATCAAAGCTAATAAAGTCACACCACGTAGCTTTAGCGCAAATCATATTCGATATACACTGGTAGTAGTAGTTTGGTGTAGCTTTTTTAAACTTTTCTGGAGTATCTATAAGTCCATGCTTGAAATGGTTAGCAGATTTATAAGGACACTTTACTTCTATAATTCCATTCGGCGAAACAAGACCATCTGGAGAGCCTCCGTAGTAGTCGTTATAGGCGATAAAAGGAGCTTTATCTACTTTTAAACCGGTTGCCTGTTCGTAATACTCTATAGCTACAGACTCCATCTCTGTACCCCAGTCTAGGGCTTGTCCAGAAGCCGGTTCACTGTACCCGTTATAATGTTCACACACTTTTTCAAGTAAGTACGTTTTAGCAGTCTCACTAAACGACTCTTTTCCCATTATTTTATGGATTTCAGAACTAGTTATCTTACCTCTTCTAAGATCAAACCACTCCGGGCTTCTTTGTTCAATTATCATAGGTGCATTTTTTTTAAAAGTAATTCTCTAAAGGTAAGCTGCTTGGCAGTATGCAAGTATTTAGTCATTTCCTCAAAGCCTATTTCCGATGGATCTTTACTATTAAGCTCAATAAGGTAAACATCTTTACCGAGGTTTAAAAGGTCTACAGAATATTTTAAGGCTTCTTTCAAAGCGTCATTATCTAGAGCCAAATATACCGTCCGTACATCGTTCTCTACTAACTTCATCATGAGGGCTTTAGGTATCGACTTACCAAACAAGGGTATCGCGTTTCTTCTTAGTGCAATTGCATCGAAAATACCTTCACATAATATTACAGGTACCTTCCAATTAATATAATACTCAAATCCTATCAACTCGTTTTTATTACAAGAAGGTGCATTATACTTTCTAGCTGGATCTCTTTCAAAAGACCTAGAAATAAAATAATTAATACGTCCGTTTTTATCGTAAGAGGGTATAATTACTGAATTTGCGTACTTACCAGATTCACAGTACCCGATATTATACTTTAAAATATCCTTTTCTGTTATACCTCTACTCTTTACGTAAGCTTTAGCTTGTCTATAAACTAGCTTTGTACTACTTTGTACAAGAGGTATGAACTCTTTCGGTAACTGTACGACTGTGTACGTTTTATCTTCGACATTACCTTTTCCGTCTGGGAAGTATCCTCGCATTTCAGTTAGCTGTGCGGGACTAGCATGTAATTTTTTGAGGAGAGAAACTAGATTCCTTCCTTTTGTAGCAGGTTGACAAGTCCAACAATGGTAAAAACCTGTTTTAGGGTCTATTTCTAACTTAGGTTTATGATGCTTGCAGAATGGACAGTGAAAGGCATAGTTACCTTTTGTTGAAGGCTTTGATTTTCCTATTAAACTATGCAAAAGACCTAAAACTAGACGTGAATTTTCCATGTATACTCCTCTTCTATTAGGAATATTAAGGAATTATTCTGAGATTTCCAAATCTTTGCGAAAAAACTTAGCTAAGATATTGTCGTTGTAAGACTTATCCGACATGAGAACTCCTTCTATGCACTGATAATGCACTTCCCAGTAAGTAAGTTGTTTTTTATTAAAGCAGAACTTAAGTATTTCTTTACGGAAGTCTTGAGATCCAGTCTGCTTAATTTCATCTAAGATAGTTTTATTAGATCCCCAGTAATCTTGCCAGTTAGATTCCTTAGTTACAAGCTTTTTTGTAGGTTTTCTGCCCGGACCCTCGTGTTCGGCAAGTTCTTTCTTAGTTAGTTTTTTCTTGGTATTTGAAAAAAGAGATTTTCTACCGATGTAGAATTTACCAGTCTTTATGTTGGTAATCTTATACACGAAACCTACACATTTTTCAGGGAATTTATCGACAGAATCGTACTCTTTTACGAAACCGCCTTCATATATAAACCATTTTTCAGTCATAAACTTGTAATTACGTTGTTAACTATCCCATCTAACAATAAAAGTTATATCTGTATTAGAAGGAATAGGGTAAGGAGTAGCTAATTTTCCGATAACAAGTAACTCGTTAGCTTCGTTGTAAAGTCCTACAGTAGTTGCGTAGGGGTGAAAGGAAGATCCTGTTATATTATCGGCTAGGGTACCGTCTACAATTTGACCGTTTATAGCGGAACCGCTTTCTGGTGCATAAAAAGGTAATGCAGAAGAACCTGTAATAAGAGTAGTTGCTTTGAATACAGTAGGGTTCTGGGAATAATTAAAATCATTCTCTAAAACTCTACATTTTACTTCATTTACGTAAATTGTAGTTTCAGCTCCTAGATCTAATGTATATGGTGCGTACGATGGCATACTTATAAATAGTAAAACGGCCAAACATCCTTATGTAAGCCCCAGTAGTTGTGTTCCGGAAAAACATTCTTTGTGTAAACGTTATAATGAGAAGTAAAGTGTTTCCCGTGATTTACGTGTATTGCAGGGTGATTAGATTCCCACTGCTTTCGTATCAGGGTTTGAGGTTCTATAAGTCCAGCATTTCGAATAAGAGCATTAGATAATATCGACTCGCAATGTCGAATTGCTTCATCAAACCTCATTGTCATTTGATGAAAAGGTTCATCTTTCTGTCCTAGCGGTTGAAATCCTTCAGAATTAATACCCATGTAATTCATATTTGTCATTACACTTCCTTCTTCAAATTCAGGAAAATCAAAATAACCTTCTGGATATAATACATCGTGTTCTAAGAAAGAAACGTACTTGTATTTGTTAATCTCTCTTGCTTGGTAAAGCAATTGCATTACTTGAAGTAATTGGTTTAAATGGCTACAAGTATGGGTCCAGGCGATAAACTCCGGAAAAGGATTTTCAGGTTCATGCTGCCACATACACGTTAAAATATCAGCCTTATTCTCAGACGCTTTTAGAATTGATTTTAACGATGCTTTAATTGCAGGGTATATAGTACTGTTATTATTATTTGAATAGAATATCCCCAATCTCTCGTGTTCTGATTGAGGAAATACAAAGAGGTTATGCTCTTTAATACTATGAACAGTAGTTACTCCTTTATTTTCTATCGTAAGATCTAGATACTTCACAACTCCTGGTTGAGTGTCTCCTATAATGTCATTACTAGAACGAATTATAAGCTTATTTCCGTTTATTTTAGCTCGTATCTTTTCAATACAATCAACTCCTCCGTATGTAGCTTTTATTATTTCCACTTTATTTTCTTTTAGCGTGCATTATTCCCATCTGATTAATATCAGTACAAAACCATCCGAACTGGTTTATTGAGAAAATCTCAAAACCAAATTCATCTAATTTTTCAGTCAATATTCTTTTACATTCTGGGTTATGATATTCAACAGCAATCTCTTCTACACAAGAAAATTGCTCTGCTGTTATATACTGCATATGAGCTTCATGACCTTCTATATCCATTTTAATTACGGAGGGTTGATATTCAACTAGAAGTTCTAAAAGACTTTCTACGCTTGTAACTGCTTTACATACAAAGACGTGTCCAGGGTACTTTTCTTTTAGCTGCTCGATTTCGCCACAAGCTACATCCACTCCTACAACTTTACTAGCACCCCGATTTATTAGGTATTCTGGAGTCGATTCATGCGGCTGAAATAACCATCCGCAACCTAAATCTAAAACTACTTTCCCTTCCACGTCTTTTATATCAGACCAATGCTCTAAAGGATTTTCTGAATGTACTACTTTTGTATTAAACATGATTTTTGAGATGTTTCGATTATTTCTTTAACGTAATTATACCCGCAAGTAACGTCTCTGTAATTGCTCTGCTCTATACTATAAGGTAAACTTTCTATATAATTAGCTTTATAAAACTGTCTACCGCATGAACAAGTAACGCCTGCGTTATGAAAAATTGTCGTCTCTTCCCACCGTTGTATACTATCCGTAGCCCAGCTAAAATTCATCTCCGGTACTACCTTAGTCTCATTTCCTAGTAACCATCCATTCCATAATACAGCCCACATATCAGCACACCATATCTGCAAAGGATGATATGGACTTCTTGCTACATCTTCTGATACTGTATGTTTATCTAGCTGTACTTTTTCATTACTTAAGTCAGTTATTTCCTTAAACAGTTTCTCGCAATCTCTCTCTACCTTCTCCCAATACGTATAATTAACATTTTTTAAAATATACTGAGCTCCTCCTGAGTTTGAATTTAATAGTTTGGGTATGATAGGATCTATTCCAACTATTTCACACATTTTATCATAGACATCTTGTCCTTTTGAGACAATGTAATCGTAGTTTATATAGCTATTAGTGTTACTTAAATACCAAATATCATCCTCAAGTAAAGAACTCCAATCAGGCTTCTTAGTAAAGACGATATCTGAATCGTGATAAAAGATAGCTTCTTTTTCTAATTCAGGATGTGCTGCAAAATGCTGTTTGAGAATATTTGGACGTACTGAAGAGATATAGTGAATCGGCTGTTGTCTAGTATCTCTATAAAAGAAAAAACGGACACTGTTGTAAGATTCAGCTAACTTAGTCCACGCCTCTATATTTTCAGGAGTAGATGTCTTATCTTCTGGATTCCAGGCAACAAGAATATCAATATTATTTGGATTGATTCCTTGTTTGATAAAGTTATTAATCATAACCTCAACCTGCCAAGCATAGTATATTAGCCTGGGTTGTGCACAAATGTAACGTAGATTTTTCATAACAAATTTTATTTACTTTTTAAGCTGAACAAAGAACACTACAGTTGGCAGTACCAGCTCCAGATAGATATGTTATAAAATAAGCGCCACTACTTGTAGTAGACGTGATATTATAAATGTTTCCTGAAGGTACATCTAAGTAGTAATTACCTAGAGTTAACCCGCTAGAAGTGTTTGCTATAAAGGTTGATTCAGCGAAAGTACAAGGTCCTGATGGTGAATCACAAGTATACCTGTCTACAGCATAGTAAGTATATGTTACCGTAGTTGTACTAGTAGTTGTAGATGTAGTGGTGGTTGTAGTCGGAGTAGGACAAGCTGTTACACTTCTTACAGTATATCCATCAGTTTCAAAATTTACGTAGTATGGACCAATTTTAAAGTATTGTTGAGGAGTATCTGTATAAGCACTAGCTGTTATTGGTACAGTAAGACATTCATCATAGTATAAAGGTGTGCCTGTAGTAAGCGCTAACGAAGTATTATAGTATATGGTAGAAGCACTAACTGATAAATTACAAGCGGCTTCGGCAGAACCGGTTCCGAACATTGTAGGTAATCCAGTATCGTAATTATAGTACATACTTTGCGCATTCTGTGGAGCACAAGTTGTTGTGCTCGTTGTTGTACTAGTAGTTGTCGTAGTAGGTTCTGCTGTTGTTGTACTAGTAGTCGTACTAGTAGTAGTCGTGGTAGGTACCTCTGTTGTTGTACTAGTAGTTGTGCTCGTAGTTGTGGTTGTCGGAGCAGCAGTAGTCGTAGTACTTGTAGTAGAAGTTGTAGTAGTTGTCGGAACAGCAGTAGTCGTTGTACTTGTAGTAGAGGTTGTCGTAGTAGTTGACCCGGTAGGACATGGTAAAATATCCAAATAATTAGGATTGGTAAAAATAACCATTCCTTGTGGATAAATAATATTGCCTACATGCAGACTTCCTGATGCTTGATCTATAAGGTTACCGTTTCCGTCATCTATTATATAGTAAGCAGAAGAAGAGAGTATAAAATTACTCTTAGCAATCTTTTCGCCAAATACTCCTCTCGGTACCGACAATATAGTTATACGGGCATTTGATTCAGTAGGAAAATACCTATTATCTGAATCTAAAGAACCGGAAGCAGCTGTAGACTGTAAAAAGTTATCTGCGCTTGAAGCAGAAACTGGAAATGATCCGGTAAGGTAGTTAGAATAGTAAAGATGTCTAGTAGACCAATAGTTTAAAGTCTCTTGTGGAACAGAGCCTGTTATAGTCACAGGGCCATTCACTCCACTCAAAACCTCCATTCCATACTCCGCAAGTGTACTACAGTCGTACGACGAAGTGTATACCAGTTTGATCGGAGTAGTAATGACATCAGATGTTTTAAGGCTATTTGATGATCTACTCATGAATTATTTTATTACCAGTCGAGTTTTACACGTATAAGTGCTTCCTTCGTAAAGTCTTTTACAAGAGGTTTAGACATTTTAGCTACTGCTAAAAGTTCACTATTATTGTTGTACATTCCTACAGTTGTGATATAGGTTTGTGGACTGTATATCATAGTTGAATATAATACTTCACCTGATCCAGATACGAATGTCGGATTGGTTGAGTAGTTATAATCAGCATTACCAATTCTAACAAAGACGTAATCAGATGAGATAGTCTCTTGAGAGTTTAACTCAAACTCTTTACTAGCTGAAATAGCTTGGAAGAGTACTGTGTTATTGGTAGAAGTATAAGAAGCAGAAGCATTAAGAGAGTAGCTACCTGATCCGTAGTTAGACCTATCTACTGGTAATCCGATTCCTCCTTGAACAGCAGATAGATTAAGGGCACTAGCATTTAAGAGTATAGTACCGATATCGGGAAGGTAAAAACCATAAGAACCGGAAGCGGTATAACCTGGAGCTATTTGTCCGGCACTAGTTGTTGTAGTAGCTCTTCCGTAAGAACCGGAAACAAGGTTAAAAACCCTACCACAGTCTAAGTATGTAACAGTTGTAACGTCATTACTATTATCACAAAGGGTAATTTCTCCTGCAGAACTTGAAAGGCTTAAATTAAAAGTACCTGGCATCAAACTCTCTTTATACCTGTTTCTGTCTACGTTTATAGCGAAGATATCAGGAGCGTTTGTAGCAAGACCTCCGAAATTAAATCCTTGTAAGGAGCCGGAAAGGGCTGGACCGTAAACAAGGGTTTCATACTGTCTGTAGGTTGTTAAGGAAGGAGATACACCAGGAACAAGCGGGTTATACCACTGAGATCCAGAACCATTAATATTACCGTATGCAATAGCGAATTGCACAGCAGCTCCTGTCGCAGTACTCTGTGTTTGGTAGACATTCAAATAGAAAGCTCCTTGAGTAATGGTAGTGGAGGTGATAGAGGATGCGGTATAAAAAGTTGTTAACGTGGGTTGATTAGCACTCCAAGCCGGAGCTGTAATAGAGTCCGAGCTAATCACAAAATCTGTTGGAGCAAGTCTTGTAAATGACATATTCTTATTGTGTTACTTTTGTTATTTGAACCGGAACGAATAATCTTGCACCAGAATCGCGTCCTATAACAGTGAGTGTAGTGTACAGGGTGCTGTTATTTCCAAAGAGGGTGTTTACGGTTGTGGCAGTAATGTTAATTGAAGTACCTATTACAGTCTTAGAGACATTAGTTCCTACTGTAGTTACTCCGGTAGCATTTAAAGCAGTTGCTTGTGGTGTATTAATACCTACGCCATTGAAAGCAGCAGTAGTTCTAACATCTCCAATCGTTGCAACATATCCAGATTGTTCGAAAGTTGAAACAGCTCCAAGATAATTTAATGTCTGCGGAGTAATAGAAATAGAAGAACCTTGCTTAAGTACGATAGTGGTATACCCAATAGAAATAACTGGCAGTTTTGCAGTACCTCTAGGCAGGGTAATAAGCTTATACTTCATAATCTCTTGAGACTCAGGGAAAGCTTGTATGATTGGCATGTTCTCAATAGCTTCTCCGTAGAATGCTGATCCAGAAGGATGATTCGGGTTATAAAGAGTGTAGTCTACTTCATCGTCAGACAAAGAAAACTGTGTGATTTGGAAAGAGCCATCGTTTTGAGCGAGTAGTTGCCTTCCCTTATCGGTTAAAATAGCGTCTACAACAACTGTCGTGTTACTTAAATATGCCATGTTTTACTGTTTTTCTTCTAATAAATAGGGAGTCTAACCAAAAGTTCCTCCGTTTACGGTATTAATAGGTGGGTCTGCTTGAGTGGACAGTAACTGAGACTGTACAGCAGCTTGAAGAGTGTTTATATTGTTTGTTACTTCAGGGTTAATTGTGCTTGGGATTAAGAATCCGTAAGAGGTTTGTCCTGGATTTTTATTGAAAGTTAAGATAACGTTCTGTTCGTCTTTATACCTGCGTAAGAGCAGAAAACGGTTAATTAAACTTGGATTTAATCTCCAGTTTTCAATAATCTGCGGCACTGTCGTAATTACCAACTTATTTGTTGATGGATTGATACTTGCCTGCAGGACATCTAGTTCTTGAGTCAATCCACTAAAATCAGCTATCACTAGTTTATCTCCGACTTGCGGAATAAAAGTAACGTTTACATCTCCATATTGAGTGTAAAGACTACTTGTATACACTACAGCAGCAGAAGCGAAAGCTGGAACAAACTGATATCCGTAATATTGGCTTAGATTACCGCTAAAGGTAATAGTACTTTCTAGATCGCTAATATCTGCTACGCTTTCGATAAAATTACCTAATGAAGCTGTTGCGTATGGATATCCTCCTTGTCCGATAGAAATTGTTCCTGCTGATAAGGAATTATTTGCAGTTCCTACGAAAATAGAGGAAGTAAAGTTAGAGGAAGACATTCCGTCCTGTCTAAACTTAAATACAACTTTATCGTTTGGACTTAGATTGATAGCTGGTGTTGTATAGCTTATTATTTGCTGCGAGGAAGAAACACCGCTAGCAGGTAAACTAGTACCGCCCGAGATTGGGAAATCATTTAAGACTGTCGGATACTGTGTATTATAATTATTAAAATTGCTCGATATATCAATACTACTATCGATTACAAGATACTCTTGACGGTAACCGCCTCCTTCATACCATTCAAAGATACTGGAAGAAATCCAAGAGGTAACAGCTCCTATCGTATTAGAAAATATACCATTTAAGTATAAATCGAAAGGACCACTATTAATCAAGGTAGCTCCAGTTTGAGTAGGAGTACTATCTGGATTAGCAAGAGTAGTATTTTTGTAAATAGATCCAGTTAAAGTTGAAGCAGGAGTAAAGCTAGAGGTATAATTTACTGTCTGCTCAGTACCTATTAAACTTGTTCCGTTTAGGTAACTACCAAAAGAATAAGACCCGCTAGTTACGTCGGCAGCAGAAGCTAGGTTTTTAAACTGAATATTAACTCCTAAGTTAACAGTAAAAGTTTTCTGTCCGGCTTGAGAAGCTGTATAACTTGGATAAGCACCAGCTGTACCTGGAGAGAATTCTGTACTAGCTGGATTCTCTGTGTTAAAGATATTAAAAATATCACCTGATCTTATAGTCGCGTTATCTATTACGACAGGGTAATCTACTACATTAGAACCACTTATTCTACCACTGCCTATGTTATTAAGCCCGGTAAAAGTAGTTACTGAAACATCTCCTGTATACTCAAAATAAAGCTTAGTATCTGCTCCTTCAGCATTAGTAGATCCTGTTGAGAAATATAATTGAGGAGTATAATTATACCCACTGTTGTAAATAGACTTAATACCGTCTGTACCTACTTGGTTTGAGTATTTTTTGTTATCAAACTGCTTAATAGTTCCAACAGTTCCTGCTTTAAAGATATTTTGAACATCAGTCCAGTTTCTATTATTCTGATTTAGCTCAAACAAACCGCCAGTAACATCGGCGAAGTATGCTAAAGTAGCATTTACTTTTCCAGGTAAAAACGAACTAGTAACTACCTGTGTAAATAGACCGAGTCTATTTGAGTAGTAGTTAATAACTGGCTGACCTCCGTAGGAGACGTCTCCAGAATATGCTGCACTTTCAGAAGTAAACTGATTGTAGGCGAGACCAGAAAGATAGGATCCACTGTATCTCGGTATTATATACGGTCGAGATATGTGGTTGAAATCCTGGTACTGAGCGTACTGGGAATATGGTTGTTGACTTTGATTAACTGGACCGATAACAAGACTCTGACTTAAAGACTGTGTTACTAGTCCGTAGTTAGTAGGAGCGAGTTGACTATAATTATAATCTAAGTCTAAAACTCTTTGAGAGATAACAGATCCTGTAATATTTTGGAAAGTAGGACCTAGGGAGTAGGTTAAGAATAAAATATTCTGCCCTCCATGCTGTGATGGAGCTACTGAAGATGTCCAAGGAAAATAGTACGTAGAAACGTCTGTTTGCGGGAAATAATTATCAGTAGCATCGATATAACTACCGCTAAACTCTCCTGTATACTTCTGAACATTGTCAGAAGAACTCATATACACAATACCGGGAGAACCAGATAAAGGAAATGAATAGTTACTATACTGTACCGGTACGGCTTCTACATATGCAGTACTTCCTACAACTGCGCCTCCGTCTGAACCTGTTACAGCTAGTAGATGATAATCTGCATCGAAACTACTAGTCGTTCCAGTAGGTTCTTTTCTAGGATACTTGTTTCTCTCAAGCATATGAGACTTAATAACGATACCAGTACTAGGACTTGTCCTAGCTGGTACCCAGTCTCTTAACATTTTAAACAAGGAATTATTATAGTACTTTATAACTCTAATAAAGTCCCAGACATTATATCTGCTTGTATATTCTGCGTCGAAATAAGTATTAGCCGTACTTACAAGAGGTGTATATGAACTTGAATACTGTAAGTTAGGAGCTCCAATGAGCTGCATAATATTAAAGTATCCAGGTTGTGCAGAAGAGGTTACATACCCAGAGGAAGTTATACTGGCGTTAATTGAATCGGCTGGAGAGAATGCTATTTCAACATCTCCAGAAGTTTTCATTAAAGTATAATCGTAGTACTGTGAGGTAGCATAAGGATCTAACAAACTGCTAGAAAGTCCTAAAACGCTTCCTGTTATAATTCTAGTATTAGAAATTTCTTGAATACCCGGTACTTGTAAATAATCGTACCCACCATACTCATGAACCTGTAATATGTCATTCGGGATACCGAAAGTTGCTATTAAAGCTCTTACGCCCCTCTCTGTACCTCTTGTTTTGAGTAGGTACGGAAGGTTGTGGTAGATGCGCTTATAAATTTCATCTGTAATTTGCGTACTCGGTAGAGTCTCAAAACTTGAAGTATATCCCGGAGATCCAGTTATAAAAGTTATAACATATCTGTTGATCTTCTCTTCTTCAAGAGGAGGTAATGATAGAGAAGCAGTTAAATATGGCTGTCCTGCAAGAGGATAAATACTGCTACTACTGTATACTACGGTAGAGTAAAGGCTCGAAGTTACCGGTAGAGTTGAACCTGTTTGATTTAGTCCTAAAAGAGAATAATAAATATTATCTGCAACACTTGTGTTAGTGTATAGTGTTACCCCGAAAGATTTAATAGCTTCAGAAACCTGATCTAATGAAATACCTACAAATGGATTATTCTCTGCTGAGTATCTATTTGTTACATCCTTTAAGTATATCCAGATATTGTCGAAGTGTTGTCCGATCATATCTAGAAATACTAGGTACGGTATATTCTGACTATCGTCTCTTATATACTGCGGCGTTGTATACTGCAGTAGATTAGAATTTAAATCATCGTAAACAGAAGCAGAATAGTACAGACTTGCTGTACCTGCGGAAGGTACTGTATTTATACTACCTAACCAGTTAACGGCTTGTGAAGAAGTTACCGAGTATAGTAAGTAAGGTTGAGAACTATTTTGCTTAGGCCAAGAATAAGAACCAGAATCAAAGTACAGGAAGTACTCATATCCGTCAAATTTTGTAATCGTATTATCGACCTGTGCTTGTAGTAATATCTTAGCCTGTGTTGTATTGGGTTGTGCTAAACCTACAGAAGCAGATTCAATTAACTGTAACTTATATACGAAATTATATAACCTTTCTGTTGCTGAAGAGAATCGTACAAAGTTTTCAAAATTACTATAATCAACGTTAATCTGTATTCCTTTTTCATCCATCATTGATCTGAGCTGTTGGAAGGAAGAAGTTACAGATGTAGCGAAAAGTGAAGTATAGTCGTAATAGGGAGTTGTCTGATTAACAGTATTATTAATGTTGACCTTATAGTTAGGTCCTTTTATAGGAGTAAAGTCCTGAGTTATTTCAGGTTCTACATTTATACTAACATTAAATTCTGCAGAATCAGCTATAGCAATCGTAGTCCAGAAAGTCGATTTTACATCAAACTCGTCGGGAAGAGGTTCGTAAAGTTTGAATAGAATGTACCCGTTTCCTTGTTCCTCTATGTAAAGAGCGTTAGTAGCTATTACTAACCTATCTGTTCCGAAGTTTAAGTAAAAGGAAGGATAGTAAGCGTCCGCAGCTAGAGTAGCATTAAAGATAGCGAAAGCATTTACTAATTGATCGTTAGATAGATCTTGTCTTGCTACTTTTATTTCTGTTCTAGAAGGAGATACTTCTGTTATCCAGAAATTTTGATCAGGAGTAGCAGATGAAAGTAGTAATTTTCTAAAAAAATTATACTTTACATTTACTATACCCCTGTTATACCCTAACCTCTTTGCGTCTTCTTCTGGATTAACGTAAATAGTTGTTGTAGTGCCTGTTACAGGATCTGTATCTCCTACTTCGTATTTAGCATCAGAGTAATTACTGCTTAAAACTGTTCCAGCTTCGTCTTTTACGAAGTATTCAATATAATCGTCTGCACCACCAAAATTGGTAGTTATTAATGCTTTACTGATTAAAGCAAGATCGGAAGGAGAGTATTCTTGATACTGTCCGTCAGACCCTAAATATCTTACATCTACTACTTCCATTACAGTATCTTACTTAAGTTCAAATAATTCTGATTTGCTTCGAGCAGCTGTTGCCTTAAAGAATTAATTTCTTCAATATAAGCTCTTTCATTGTCTGTTAATACCCCACCTCCTAAATATTCCGTGCTCCTCTTAACTAAGTATTCATGAGAATTAACTTCACCCATAGCAGGGATCTCAAAAAATAACTGATCGTATAAGTCAAAAAATTCCTCTATTGTAAGTTGTTCTGGAGCAATAGAAGCAGTTACTGGAGTATATAACTCTGAAAAAGAGGTATCTACTACTCTAGTATATGTATTGCGTCCGTAAACTTCTTTAACAAGATTTACTTCTTGCTTCATTATTCAACTATTTTAAACATCAAATTCTGCCCTGTATAAATAACTTCCTCTGCCGGTAGTAGAGCGAGATCTTGTGTACCGTACAACGACAGTGCATTATAGATTGATTGCTCATTGTCATACACTGATAGAGGTCCGTAAGTGGTAGAGTAGATGTTTGTCTTTATTAAGATACGATAAAATCTATTAACTTCCAAGCCAGCGGTATAAAGAGTAAAATAATTACTCACACTATCAGCACTTAATTTTGTATATGTCGGATCAAAATCTACTACTATTTCTTCTGTTTTAACATCCTGTAAAGACCAGTATGTATTTTCGGGTAGATAGAGAGAGGTTAGGTAAGCAGACTGTGTTGAGAAAGTTCTAGGAGGATAGGTGTACCTTACTCCCGTTCTCATTTTATATACCTGGTTTTGTTTAAACTGACCTAAGTTGTTCTGTAAGACAATAGTAATCTGGTCATTTAATACATAATTAGTTCCTTGCGGGTAATAATAAGCATCGTCCCACATAAACTGTATAGTCGGCGGATAGATTGTATGAGTATCAACAGAGAAGAACTTTAAGTCTACAAAAGAGCTTGTATTTTGTTCTACATAACTTGGGTGTTTAACCTCAAGTCCGTAATTGTTTATACCGCCTGCATTCGATCCAGAAAACCATCCGTTAACTATGTCAGAGATATCCATATTGATATCTTTATTAGACATATAATCAAAAAACTGACTTCCTGAATAATTTGTAAGAAAACTACTTCCGGTTATACTCCAAGCAGGTGATGCTTGATAAGGTCCTGTATACTCCCAACTTACTCCGTTTCTAGATTCAGGTTCTTGTGCAAACTGTCCTGTACCCATAGTCCATGACTGAGATACTGCATAAGCTTCTAAAGAGTAAGTTGTATTTAAGTTTTGAGCAGAAGCTAAAAACATTTTTAAATTTGCTTGCCAAGATCCACTTACGGATTGTGAAGCAAAAGTCTTTAGCTTAGCGATTTCAGCCGGAGCAAACTGTAATAAGGCTCTTCTAATATCCGTTACTGGAAAATAAGCGTCAGTTGTTGAGTAATCACTGTTTGCAGCTAGATCGTATGTATAGTACGGATTATCAGTTATAGAAGTTCTATTTAAGAATCTAACTCCGTCCTGTGAGTTTTTTGCAGATACTTCTAGAATAGGATCCCTTCCTGTATTTTTAGTAGGGTACCTTGAATAGATAGTAGCGTCAGCGGATGAAAATATTTGATATACTGCCATGTTATTACATTGTTACTACGCGTCCTTTAATATCAACATCTGGATATTTAACTTCAAAGACACTTGGGTCTAGAGAAGGATAAATAATTCCATTTAATGTTGCTCCTGGTATATCATAACTATACTGCGAATAACCTTGTCCGGTACCTGCGATATTATTAATCTGTACTTTCTGGACAGTCTGCACACCAGCTATCTGATCCAATAGTGTATAGATTTCAGATATAATAATAGGTTCGTTAATTTGCCAATTCTCTCTATTAAAGTAAGCTTTTAAAGCTATTAGACAATTAGCGATAACATCCCTAGAAGTATAATTCGGCCTTACTATAATATCAAAATTAACTTGAATGTTTACTATATAAGCAGGCTTTAAAATAACTGTATCTGTGAGCATTCTATACTGCCCTAAATAAGTTTGAATATTTTTAAGCAAAGCAGGTCCTGGATCAGTAAACTGTCCTGCAGTATTATAACTAAGTAAGTAAATAGAAGTAGCGAGAGGATCTCTTTCTCCTGGTTCTCCAACTAGGTATTGAGCAAAAGTTGCTGTATCTTTAGTCACATAAGCCTTAGCTACTTGTCCAAATTTAGGAGGCATTCCTAAGACCATCCCGAGATAATCTTGCTGCGTTACAGCTCTCATCTGAGAAGGGAACATTGCTAAAGTATTTAACTTTAAGCTTTCCGGTGTATCACCGTCTCCACCACCAACAGCTCTAGTAGTGTTGTTTGTAGCTACAGAGTTTTGTATGGTTGTAGCAACTCCAGGATTTACAGGATGCGTAAAATTAGAACTAATAGAAGAGATATACGTTAATTCGTTTATTTGAGCATTTGCTGCTGCTCCTCCTCCTACTAAGTATGTTATATTTAGTGTTATATTTACTGGAGCTAATCCATAAGAATCGTTAGTTACAAAGTTTGTCGGATCAAAAGCAGTATTTAAAAGATCAATTCCGTTTACTGTTCCTATACCTACATTAAATGGATTTGGTATCGATCCTGATACTGCAGTTATACCAGCTCCGAATTCAAGTTCTAAAAGAGTATTAGTTTTAAACCTAGATACAAATCTTCTCGGTACTTCTATTTTCTCTAAAACGTATGGAACTTGATTAGCTTCTTGATACAACTGTGGGTAATTCGTAGAAGTATTCTGTACTGGATTCAGTATATAGTCTTGAGCTAAATAGGGTACTTCGTACCATTTATTGCCGTTGCTATCTACTACACTTAAAATCTCAATAATGTTCGTATCTTCGATAGTTCTTATTGGGAACCTTTCTGCTGCGCCAAAAGTTAAGGTAGTTGTTTTAACCTGTCCTGAGATAGCAGGCGTAGTTTTCTTTAGTAGGTACGTATTTGGATTACCTCCTACAGTAGTATACACAGAAATATCTGTTGTATCTATCGAAGAGGATAGATTAAAATCTACTTTATTAGGACAGTAAAAAAAGTTAGAATTATTGATATTAGACCTAACTTGCATTCCCTCGTCTATAGTCAAAGCATAGTTAAAGTCAGGAAGATAGCTAGCACCCGAGGCTGGTAATTGTTGATAGATATCTAAATTTACAATAGCAGCAGAAGTTACTTTAGGTCGATAACCTAACATATAAGCTAATGCATAAAGATTATTAGTCTGTTTTGCATACTCTAAGAACGTCTCTTGTACCTGGTTATCTAAGTAAAAAGAAAGAACATCTCCTACATATGAAGCCATGTCGATGAACATAGTACCGGGAGAAGAGGTTGAGAAGTCGTTATAAGAATTAGGGTAGTATGCTTTTGCATACTCTATCAACGCTTCCTTGAAGCTATTAAAATCTTTATTTAAATACCGTATATCTTTGTTAGCCATTGAGATTTAATATTACATTATCTGACTCGCCTGTATTAGCTATAGTATATGAAAACTGAATTGTTAATAAGTTCTTATCCGGTTCTGCTCCTATAACAAGATCTGTAATAGCTACATTCGGAAAATATTGCTCTATTCCAGCTCTAATTTGAGTATCCAAAACATCAAAAGTATCGGCTGTAATTTGCTCAAATAACTGTTTTCTAATGTCTGCTCCAAAATTTGGATTAAAGATTCTCTCTCTTTTATCTGTTAAAAGAAAGTTAATCAAGTTATACTTCAGTTGTTCTCTAGTTGTATATACTGTTTGAAATACTGCGGGAGTATTAAAAGGTAATGCAACTCCGATTCCTACCGAAGGTCTTAAGTCTAATACGTTAATATTTCTTAAGTTATATGCCACTAGAGGATATTCATTTTAGCCATTGCAGCAGAAAAATCTGGAATTGCATTAATTTCAATTGCTTCGAAGTTAGAACTTTTTCTAGCGCTAGCAAACATTTGATCTACAGACTCTACAGTCGGAGCATCTCTTTCTAATGTCTGTCCACCGTAAACTCCGAAGTCTTCCGGAGACATTGATCGAGCAGTTTCAGCCAAAAGGCTGTTTAGTGGGTTATTCGGACCTAACACGGGTGCTACAGGTCGAGGAATAGACCTATTCAATGTAGCAGGTACAGGTGTAGTTTTCACAGACTCAGTAATAGTCTGGTGTCCTTTATTCGCTATAATAGCTTCTTTTAGAATTCCGGCAAGTTCCTCTTGGAATACTGTTCGAACTTCTTCGCGAATAATTTTTCTAAGTGCATCTAATTTCGCCATATGTTATAAATATATTTATTATCTGTTTCTACGCCCTCTTCTTGTAGATCCTACTACTTGTTCTTGTGGAGTTTCAGTACCGGTTCCTACCGAAGTTGCAGTGTTTTGACTAAATTCTATAGCGGAACTAGCTATTTCACCCTCTGTTGCAATCTGTGATTTTAACTTATCTGCAGAAGAATTTAAAGCTGCACGAGTTCTCTTTCTCAGGCTTCTTCCGCCTGGTAGCTTATTGATAAAGGCATTAAGCCCAGTTCCTTTACTTTCATCTTCATTATCAGGGCTATCTAAGTTTTCGATAGTTTGTATGTTTAGATTGTCTTGTAGTACATCGTTACTATCTAGATAATCTAAAGAAGTACTGACAGTAGCTAAATCTGATCCGCTTAGTATAGATAACGAGGGTTGTACTAATCCTGCGGATATCAATTTAATCTTTACCTCTTCGATAATTACTGTGGTATTTGTAGCAAAAGTAAGATCTGATTGAGCAACAATAAACCCGTTTTTATCCAATGCAACACCTCTTCTTCTCCTGTTAACAATCGTTCTTTCTACTACTTCTTCATCTATAACTTTAATCTCATATGGTCCAAAGAAGGCAGTATTTGGGTTAGTTTTAGAATCGTACTGTGTTATGTATGCAGCAAGATCGTTTCGAAGATTTTCTAGACTCTCTATTGACCCTTTTAATTCTGTTAGTACTTCAGAATCTTTCATGGCATCACAACCTTCTAAAGCAGCTAGGAGTTGTCGGAGTCTTATTAAAATTTCATTTGCATTAGCAAGCAAATAACGTACAAAAATAAGTACGACTGCTAATAAAGCATTTACTTCCTTTAATAACTTAACAAGTCCGTTAGTAGTGTCTTCGGCAGCAGCACGTGCTTTATCGAAGGCTGCTTGTATTCCTACTGTAGTGAAAATATTACCTAACGGTAAGCCTAAGATAAAAGCTTGTACAAATTTAAAGACTTTAATAACAAGTAAAGCTATTTTAATAATAAACTGTGCTTGTTTAATTATATTTTGAAGCTTTGTAGCTATCCTAACAAAAGCTTGAACTGCTCCTACGATCTGTCTTACTGTAGGTATTATTCTAGTAGGATCTACATACTTACTTAGCTCTTGTATTTGAGCTCTAATATCAATATTGAGAAAATTACCTACAACAGCGGCTGCAGACTTTATACTCAATGTTTCAATAGCTACGCAAATAGATCTAAGCTGTGAGATCTTCTTTTGAAGTTTTAATAAATCTGCATTAGTTATAGTCCTATAGTCTGTATACTTTTTTACAAAACCTAGGAAGTCATCAATAAAATTAACGTTACCTCCTAGCCCTGGTACTAGATTTAGTATTTGCTTCTCTTCAGGAGTAAATAAACTCTTAGTAACTGTTTTAGCTTCTCTTTGAAAAATATCCTGAATAGCTAAGAGTAGGTTATAGGTATTTAATCTTTCAGCAGAAGTACCTGAGATATCTGTAGAATTTAACGGAGCACCGAATGTATTAACTGCTTCTTGATTAGTTATAGCCTCTAAGTCTGTTCCTAGATAAGAAGAGACTAGTGTATTAGGAAAAGCAGTATACTTATCAATTAAAACTCTAACAGTAAAACATTGATCTTGTAGAGAATAAAAAGCTTCTTGCTCCGGTCCCCACGTTTCACGTGGAGGTCTAGGGGTCTTTTTTAAGTTTATAGTATCTAGCGTATACGTAATAACATTACAAAGGTCTACAGAATTAAGAGCATCTAGGGCGTTATATAATCCTGAATTTATTAATGAACCTTTTTTTACAGCAACCGGTTGAGTAGTCTGAGCAGTATACTCTACACTGCCTTTAACAGGGTCATACTTAGCTGAAAAAGCAGACTGTGTATTAGCATTTCCCCATAGGATCTTATTTACACCGATTTGCAAATCTGCAACTCCTTTGGCAGCTCCTATAATAATTTTTTCTAGTGATATACCAATTCCTGCCATCAGTTAGTAAAAGTTGATTTTGATAAACAATTAATTCCTAACTGTGATTTTACTGTTGTAGCTTGTGAACTTAGAAATTTACTTGTATTTACTATTCCAGGTATGGATTTTTCAAGCTCTTTCTCAGATATTTTAGCTAGAGCATCACTTAGAGCTTTAACTGCATCTAGTAAATTTCCGAGCTGTTCAACGGTCTTTCTACCTAGTAAAACAGGATCTCCATTTTTTTCAGCTTGATATCCTAATTCAATTTTAGGAGAAGATATTATCGTCCTTTCATTAGCATCTACAGTAAAAGTAGCTGGAGAAGAAAGACTCACTCCTTTCTTACCGAATAGAAAAATAAAATCATCATAAGAATGATGTACTACCCTTCCTGAAGAAATAATTGCTTGGTCACCCGTATATGGAAACTGTGGTACGTACATTATGAACTAATTCTTTTATCTTGATCTAAAGGAGATAAACTATCGTAACTTGCTAACTGTTGTTGAACAGGTATAGCAGTTGTAATAGTTCTTTCCAGAGATACTTGTAGACTTGTTAAAGTAAAATTATTCTGTATGTCATCGATAACTATTTTTTGTCCTGAGGTTAGATAAATAGAAGTAGGGTCCCTATTAATATCTTCAACAGTAGGTACCCAAGCTGTAGGATCTATCTGTTTTCCTTGTCCATTTCTAATGATGGTTATTGGATTTCCAATAGATCCTGTTGCTGACCAGTTATTTTGTTTTCTGTCTGCTGTAGTAGAACCGAATCTAATAGAGTTACCCCACCTACCTTCTACGGTTACATCCCCTATAAAGGTTCGTAGTGATTTTATATTCGACAGTTCGTTAAACTCAGGGTTTAAAGGATAGTTTCCTGATTGAGTTACAGATAGATTTGAGGGTTGATTTAATCCTAGAGATTGATCATAAGTTCTATTATCGGTATTAGCATATTCAGCTAGATCTCCTAGATCAGGAAAAGCGTTGTGATGACTAGCATTCCAAAGATTGAAAGGAGCGAGGTAGTAATAATCCTGCTGTCCTCTACTTTCATTTAATTTCGTACTAGGTCCTGGAACAAGTAATACCAATTCTCCTTCTAAAGGGAGATGTTTTACTGCAGAATTAACGGGTTTTGCAATAGGATTACCGCCGCTCTGTAAAGTTCTATCTTGAACTCCCTGTAACAGTTGATACGTAATACTGCCTATGTCTGTAGGGTTTTGATAGTAAGGGTCTTTTAATGTCGAACCAGCATAAGTAGGTCCGACTACAACATGAGTTACCCGTCCTATAATATAGGGCGCTTTTTGGCGAGAAGTATTCTGACCTGTTTGCGCTACACTCTGAACAAAGGTAGGATTAAAGCTAGTTGCCATTAGTTATCGCTTTAATTTCATCCTCTTTTATAGGTATATTAGTTTTTTGAATATCACTAAATAACATCTCAAGGTCTTTCTCATTAAAAGGACCGTCGGCAGACTCAGTACTTTGGTTTGCTTTCTGTAAGATCTGAGCTAGTTTAACTAAAGCTTCATCGTTTTTGATATCAGAATCTAGATAACCCTTAATTAAAGGTACTACCATAACAGCATCTCCAGGCTCACTAACCATCTCTACTAGCTGATCGGTTAGTAATTTAATCTGGTTTTGCTTTGCTTTATGATTCTTAACAATATCTTTTACTAAATCTGTATACTGCTTTCCACTATATATTTCAAAATCAAGACTCATAAGACTCCTTTAAAATAAATAGCTAGCGAGAAAAAATATCGAAATTAGTCCCTTTCTCTAGATATTCGTTAAGCATCTCCTTGTAGACTTCCTTTAATACTTTTATTACCTTAGTGATGACTGGAGTAGGTGCATCAGTAATCTCCTTTATGTAGATGAAGAGCGCTTTTTTATTGAAGATATCAATATTCTCTCTTCGCTTAAACAACTCTAAAATAGCATCTCCAACTCGAGCTTCTTGTGGTTTTGGGAATAACTCTAATAAGTCTTTATCTATTCTCTGAATAAATAAATCAATAAAGGTCAGTTCTTCTAAGAGACTTGAATCGTTACTTAGTAGCTCGTTAGTAATGGTTTTATCGGTATCTACATCCTCTACTGCTGCTCTACCTTTTAATCTTTTATAGTTATTATTGTTATAAACGATAAGATACCTCTTAGCAATAGTTCCGAAATAGGAGTAAGCTTTTCCTTTAGTTTGATCGTAAAGGTGTAATTTTTCGAGAAGAAAAGCAATTACTTCATGTTTAAGTTCGTTAATATTATTAACTTCCGTATAATAAAACTTAAACGTATGAATAATATTTTCAGCTAATTTATAAAAAGCATAGTAGATCTTTTCGTTAAAAATTTGATCTCTTTTAACTTGAGATTTTTCTTTTCTATAATCTATAATAGCTTGTTGTGTTTCTAAGGTAAAGTAGTCTATAGATTTTTTAGGTCTCCTTTTTCTGACTTTACCGTCTTTGGTAAGTGTAACTTCCGCCTCTTCTACCTTAAAAATATCTTCTACCATTACCCTCTGTTAAATTGATTTAGTGCTTCTTGAATTGCTTTTAGATTCTGAAATACTGTTTGTAGTTCTGTATCACTCTCCATCCATATCTTATCATCTAAGTTCTTCAATGCTTTATCGGACTCTCCTATTAAGGACTGTAGCCCTCCAATAAAGTTAGCTTGATTAATTACAGTGTTCTCTAATTTTTCGTTTTTACGATATAGGTTAAAAATAATCCAACCTACTACAGTTAGTGCCCATAAGGCGACCATTATCCATCCAAATACCATATTATAGTCCTTTTAATGCGTTAAGTAATCCAGGATTACCTTTTCCAATATTAGATAATTTTTTAGCTTCAGCTTGCTGCTTAAATTGAGTTGCAGTAGCAGGCCTCACTTCTTTAGACTTAACAGTACCAATCTTATCGATCCACTCTCCCTCCCATTCTATTCTTGCAGCTATCATGTCTGCTTGATGTAGTATTATAGGTAGAGATGTTCTCAGTTTTGATTCATTCTGACTTGAAATAAGATAAGGCTTATTACCTTCGTCGTAGAGTCCGTCGTGAGTCTTAATAGCGATAAACTCGTTAATAGTTAATGGAATTCCGGCGGCTTGTAAAATAAATAAGGAACTATCTTGAATCGGAATAAAAGGTAGCTCTACATTAGGTTTGTAGTTTGCACCTTGATTTTTTACATGCCACTCAGAATCGTTAGGGACATAAGCAGGTTTTCCGTCAAAACCTAATTTACCTAGGTCATGATTAATTGCTGAAAATATCATCTCCTCGTGCGTAAAGTTAATTGTCGCTCCCATACTCATCCAAAGAGTACTAACTTTTGAGGCTGCTTCTACGACTCTTATCACATGATCAACATAACCTCCCGGAAAGGAGTTATGATAATGAGCTCGAGAGGAAGCAGGAGCGAGAACTAAATTTTCTTCTTGTGATTGATATAATCCGAGAAGCTTAGTAGCTCGTGGCTCTGAGATATGTTCTTCAATTAGCTTATAAAACTTCTGTAAATTACTTTCTATCTGTTCTGCTGATAACATAATTATAGGTTTATCTATTAAATATATTACCTTCTGAAGAGGAAAGCAACTTTTTTCTTAGAAAGTTTCTTGCTCGGTATTAACTAGCGTCTGTACTTCTTGAATTTTTTCTCTTAAAGCTTCAATGACTTGTTGAAACTGTTCCCTTGTAAACTCCTGGGATAGAAGTGAGTTTAATCTGCTAATAGAGTTATCTAAAGCTTCTAACTTGTTCGAAACTAATGTTTTATATCGCATATTAATGTATTATCTTTTTAATGTAACTTGCCATGTCT